TCCTCTTCCCATTCGCGGTGGTCCTGGCATATTTAGCGCCGGTGGAGGAGCAGCTTTTTTCGCAGCTAACTTTTGCTGCTTTTGAAGTTCTCTCTGCTGCTTTCTTGCAATAGCATCAGCTTCCAATTTCTTAGCGTGATTGATTAAGTCTTTTTTAACGCCCTTTGAAGAAGTGATCGGAATACTATTTCTATACTGGTGATTACCTTTTGCGATAATCATGATACGACCACCGGATCCCTTTTGATCGAGGTCTCTGTCTCTTCTGACTACTACTTTAGATGGAATTATCTCAGAGTTATTGTCATTTGTATTTACATGCTGGTGAGTGAGAGGGTGAAGATCCATGGTAGGAATGCCTTCGTGTTTCCTACCCTCGGGATCTGAGATCGCAGCCGGCATAAAATGCATTGATCCCTGAACAACGGAATTCACGTTATTGACTCCGTAATCACGCCCGTGATCTTTACCGTACATAGCTCTGTGAACGATCTTTCTATGTACTGGATCATTGTCATCTAGGTCGTGATGGTATATCAATCCCTCTGGGACTGTATCATAGCCCTGATTTGTCTTATGCTTTCTAAACATCCCAGAGATTCTATCTAGTACGGGATGATCCTTGCCATTGACTTCGTGATCTTGGAGACCACCTAATTGCTGGAATCCACCTGCAGCTTTTAGAGAATGCCATGATACGGGACTACCGTGTTCATCATGCAAGAACATATCTGCTTTTGGCTTCGCGCCGCGGTGACCGAACTGATTTGCAATTTCTTTAGTTACTCGCTGAGCACCAGCGACATTGACAAACTTACCGCCTCCGACGTGGAGTCTCATGTAAGGTGCATCGCCCTTTGCTCTATCAATCGCATCTTGAATATTTTTAATCTGGTCGGCCTCAGCCGCTTCTTGGTCTTTACCAACTCTACCACCGGTTGGCTTATAGAATTTACTCATCGGTATGTGATGTTCGTTTCCAGCGTCATCGCGATGAATACCATGCCAGTCACCATTGATGTTCTTAACTCCACTGAGTCTTACTACGTCACCGGCTTGCAGGCCAGACGGCTTATGATCAGCTGAGAGAGTCCAGTCATGTCCGTGCTTTTCCATAGCTTCTGGACCATAATAAACTCTGTGATGATACGTACCGGCCTTGCTGTTTACTTTTGAAGCTAGCGTACCACGAGATGCTATAGGACCTCTTTCAATTAAGTATTGACTGAAACTAAACATTTACACCTCTGTTAGATTGAGTTTTTTATATTTATAAAATAAAAAAAGGGACGAGCCCAACGACTCGTCCCCCTATTACTAGATTGGTATGGTCGAGTGGAACCCCACCATGACTCTCGACTATTCCTAGATACTTTACATCTTGCCTCTTGCTCTGCAGTAGCAATACATACCATTTCTAGATCTATTTATATCAAGCTGTTAGTTTTTCGTGAAAATTATTTAGATTTTTTAAGAAAAAAGCTGGTGTCCATCCATCGAACACGGCTCCAAAGTTTAGATTTCTCATGTACTTCTTCGCCTCGTCTTTGCTCTTAAACTCAGCTATAGTGTGCTCAGTTGGAGTCTCAATGATCTTCCAGACACCATTGACGTCAATCATCTTATACTTCATCAGCTAAACCCCTCAAGTTTTGTACGATCAAACTTACCCTTCTTTCCACGCTCTCTGTCCTCAGTGCCGAACTTAGTGTTGTCCATCACCGGTCCATCGACTAGTCCTTCCTGCTCCTTCTGCTCAACGTCGAATAGTCTCATCTTAGTCTTATCGATACCGATCACGAACCGACGAGCAGTTCCTGGATCGCTGTAGCGATTCTTAAGCTGCTTGACCATGATCTGGTTCAAGTCAGTAAGCTCTTCAGTAGCTATGAGTGCGAACATCAAGTCGGCTGTAGCCGGCAGGCCGAACGACTCTGACGTATCCTCGAGTCCGACGTCGCTTGAGGAGTAGCCCGAGCGAGTAGTCTGAGTAGCCGAGATGACCGGCACGTTGAACTCAACTGCCAGACCGCGAAGCTCCTCTGCGATAGCCTTCACGTAGGTGTATGAGTTGATGTTGTTGCCGGCCTTGAGACGACTCGACATACAGATGTTGAGGTAGTCGATATAGATAACGTCGGGAATGAAGTTCTTCTTGAGCTTAAGCTCGTTGAGCAGATGTCTGAAGTTTGCAGAACCCGCACATGCCGTTGGGTACTCCTTGATGATCAGCTTACCCTTGGCCTTATCCTTGAGACGCGCTACCTTGCGCTCGTACATGTCCTGCGGGATAGTACCGAGCTCGGCGATTGGAATGTCGAGCAGGTTGGAGTCGATGCGCTCTGCGATCTTCTCCTCTGACATCTCGAGAGTGATGTAGAGGACGTTGAGCCCGCTGAGCAAGTTGGAGCTTGCGCAGTGGCACATGAACAGAGACTTACCGACGCCGGTACCAGCGAGGGCTATGTTAAGAGTCTTACGCGGTAGACCCCCTCCGGTAATCTTGTTAAAGTAGTCCAGATCAAAAGGAATGCGGACTTCTTTAGTGTGGTAGAACTCAAAGCGCGAGACGGAATCTTCGAGAAAGTCATGACCGATGCTAGTATCAAACGACACTCCAAGTGCGTCTGATAGGATCTTTGGGATCGAACCCTTAGCACGCTCACCACTCTTGTCATCCAAGATCTGGATCGATTGCATAATCCCATTATAGATCGCTTTTTCTTGACAGAACTTCTCAGTCTGGTCGAGGAGCCAATCAAGCTTTGTCTCTTGGGGCGAGAGACTCTCGATGGTTTCTTTGGCCTGCTTGAAAGTCTGCTCACCAAGAGACTTGTTGGCAAGGTCAATACCGAGCGCTTCCTTTGAAGGAAAGCTGTTGTACTTCTCGACGTACTCATGCATGAGTCCAAAGACAGCTCGATCTGACGGATCATGGAAGTACTCTTCTTTTAAGAACGGAATAGCCTTGCGGCCATAGTCTTCATTAAAGACCAGATTGCTGAAAATAAGTTTCTCGACTGACATGGTTCCCCTTCGTATTCGTAATCGTATTTAGTCCAGCTCGGAGGGGATCTCATTCTTCTTCATCCCCATCCATGATTGGACCCATCGACATCTTGTACTTCTTCTCGATGTAGTCGGCGAAGTCAGTTTCTTGGAACAGCTGTACCCAAAACTCCTTGTTGTCGACGATGTCGGCCGCGCGTTTGGATGGCGTGTTGACCTCACCGGTCTCTTGGTTCACAGTAGCGTACCAGCCAACCTTTGGCTTGACGATGTAGTTGCCCTCGATAGCTACCTCGAGCAGGCCGGACCAGCGATTGATACCACCCTCGAAGCTGACTGTGATCGGGATCTTAGACTTCTCCTTGACGTAGCGAGACTTCTCAACGTTGATGACGAAGTGATAGCCCTTGATCTCCTTGTCGTCCTTGTCCTGCTGACGACCGAGGATCCAGATATTATCTGAGCCGTAATAGGAACCGGTACCACCACCGACTACGTCCTTGGCATACATCTCGATAGTCTTATACGTGTGGTTGATCACGACCATCGGGATATCTTTGAGCGTCAAGTGAGGCGTGATCATGCGGAACAGAGACTTAAGCTGCTTAGCGCGAGTCATGTCGGCGACTGACTTACCATCCAACGCATCCTCGACTTCTTTCTTAGAAGCCAAGTTACCGATGGAGTCGATAACAATCATCACCTGATCCTTGCGGTCGAGGCTGTTGATCTGCTGCATGATGTCGAACTTCAGCTCTTCAATATCTGTGATAGGAGTATGAACTACGTTATCAAAGGGGATCCCAAAAGTATTGAAGTAAGCTTGAGGTGTTCCAAACTCAGAGTCATAGAAGAGCACGACGCCTTCTTTGTATTTCTTGAGGAAGCTGCTCGCGAGCAGCAGTGCGAATCCGGTCTTAAAGTGCTTGCTCGGACCGGCGAGCATTGTCAGTCCCGGTGTGATGCCGCCGTCGACCGTACCGGACAGGGCTACGTTGATCATAGGAACTGGAGTCGGAATGACGTCCTTCTTGGTGTAGATCTTACTATCGGTCAGGGTCGACGTCATGTCGATGGTTGAGTTCTTGATGAGCTTGTCTTTCAGTGACATCATTATCTCCTAGTGTTAAACTGTCAATTCTTAGTATATCATGTTCTTGTATATTTGTAAACTCTTTTGTTTGACTCATTCCATGGTTTGCAGCAATAAGGAGAACCACGGCGAGAGGGTCGAATACAACAACCAGAAGAATAATAACCATCCTAACTGCTCTATCAAGATCCACGACAGAGGCATCCCGCCCGCCATAGATCGCTTCGGCAATGTATTTGAGAGGGCCAACTTCTGCTTCAGTTTTTCTAATGGTTGAACGAAGCCTAACGACTTCTTCCTTAAGTGTAGAGACCGATCCGAGTTCAGCGTTCTTCTTCGCCACGAGCTCATTCCTCGTCTTCCTCTGCTTGTCTGCTGCCTGTAATGATGACTCACCGCGTCCCTTCTCCGTTATCTTAGATAGTGCATCGTCGATCTGCTGTAGTTGCTTGTCATAGTCGGCGATCATTGAGTTCTTGTTCTCTATCTGAGACTCAATGATCGCTAGCTTGTCGGCGTCGCCGGTTGATATGTTTAGCTGCTGCTCGATGTGAGCTCGCGATAGGAATCCAAACGTACCCATGCTGGTAATAAACATAAGCACCGCGACTGCCACGCTCAAGTACGACTTGAGTATTAGCGGGCAGGTGTGCCAGTTACGATGCAGCCACGAGACCGTGACCAGCTTACCAACCTCAAGGGCACCACCCATGATCACCACTGGAATAAAAGCAGCGGCGAATAGAGTGGTTAGTCCTATGATGCTGAAGTAAGCCGACACACCTGAGACCACGAGTGCGACGAGCAGTGCTAGGATGTTTATCATTCGTCTACGTAGTCATTAACTTTCTTGATGAACGCCTTCATCTTCTCTGCGCGATCTGGCCAGAGGATGTATGTCTTGTCTGGATCCTTTGACAGGTTATTTAGAAGAGGCATGACCATGTCGCGCAGGCCCTGCAGCTTGGCCTGATTATCGATCGCAGTCTTGACAACGATCTTCGACTGCTCCTCTACTTTACGGCGAAGTTCCTCTTCATGCTTCTTGAGCTCTTGCTCAGATACTAGGCTAAAGCCAAAGTCATCATCTCTCATGTACTGTTTCCTTATACAAAGTGGACTGGTAATTGTGCATAGATATGCGCTGCCATCGATACCATCAGATATGCAGCCGGGACAACTCAAAAGAATGCGTCGAGTGTTGCTTTCTTCTCTGTGTTCCATCCGATTGTGTCCGTGATGTGAGTCAGTGGATCGAGGAACGTTTTAGAGAACTGTTTGTCTCGGTCTATATACTTATCCAGACCAAACTCCTTGGGTAGAGCGTCAGGAGCAGCGATCGCGTTGTTGCGAATTGGATTAGGAGTCTTGAGATAGACCACCTTAATCTTGTCGCCGTTGCCGATAGGCTGGATGTTCTTTAGGCCGTGCTTCTTGAGTAGGTCGTTGAATACGAGAGCCGCCTTGACGTGCATAGGCGTGCCATCGATATAGATGCTGCTCGAGCTCTTGTACTTCTGCAGTCCCTTGACTCCGCTCGGAGACGCGATGACCTCGAACGGGTGCGAGTCGTACTCATCTCTAAACTTTGACACGAACGCCTGAAGGTCCTCTTCGCTGTTGTTCATGATGATCTCGAGACCCTTCTTAATAGCCACGCGACAGATACCCGGAGTAGAAGAGCGCACTGCCTCGATGCCCTGCATCTTGAGCTGAGGCTTGTCGTACTGCACGCCCTCGACGTTCCAAGCATTGAGGATGTACATCTTCTTTGCTTTCCAGATACCCTTGTTGGCGATGGTCTCGCGCTTCATCTTCATCTTCTGCTCGCGAGCATTCATCATGTCAGCGAGTTCTTGGTAGCACCTATCGATGTATGGTTGGATCTTTGCCTCTACGTATGAGTCCAACGCCTCGACGATCTCTCTGTCAGACCTATCACCGAGTACCTTCTCAACAAGCGGCCCGAGCTCAACGTAGATCGAGTCAGTGTCGGATGCTATAACATAGTCCCGAACATCGGTCTTGAGGAGTCGATTGAGAAAGAGATTGATCTTTCTCTCGATCCAGCGAATTGAGAGTTGTCCCGATGTAGTAATGGCTTCAGCATTGTTAAAACTAAACCACCTGAAGTACTCATTTCCCAACGCACCATAAGCGGAGTTGAGCTGGATCTTTTTCGCAAGCTGCATATTGTGGTAACGCGCGATGAGCTTAACGTATTCGGGATCTTTTGTAGCTTCATAGTCTTTCTTGGCTTTAAGCATCTTTTCTTTGTAGACGACACGATCATTATACATCTTCTCCATAAGTGCAGGAAGGAAGCCCTGCTTTTCCTTATCATACATACAGCCGTTGGCAGCGTGAGTAAAGTCATAAGTGGCCTTGAAGTTACCCTCGAGCAGTGAGTCGATGCTCGGCATTCCAGAAGCCTTGCCCTTGTAGGCCTCAGGGCTGATATTGTACTGCATGATCAGGTGAGGATAGAGCGAGTTCAAGTCGAAAGACACCACCCACTTGCTCATGCCGACCTTAGGTTCCTTGACGTAACCACCGACCAGATCTCCTGGCATGAAGTGCTTCTTGTTCTGAGGAATTACGATCTTCTGCTTGAGCAGGTAGTTGTGAATGATGACGTCCCACGGGCGGACCGTAGTCATGGTGTCGCCGTAGTTAACCTTGGCGTCGTACGCAAAAGCCATCACCTGCTCGATGAGCTTGAGCTTGTCGTCGAGCTTGTCAACCAACACGACGTCGTGGATGTTGTAGTCGACGAACAGCTCGTAGTTCTTCTCATAGAGCTCGAAAAGGCTGCCGTACTCAGAGTAGTCGAGCTTGTTCTCGCCGAGCTCTACGTTGGCGATGTGGTCGAGCTTGTAGCTCTCTTGGTTCTTAAACGAGAACTTCTTGTATAGCTCGATGTAGTCGAGTGATGCGATACCAACCAGCTCATACACCTTGTCGATGCGCTGACTGATGTCCTTAGAGCTATTAGAAGAAGACTTACCGCGAATGATCTCGCGGTCGTTGACCATGCCCCAAGGAGAGAGCCTCTTGACATCAGCCTCGCCTAACACGCGCGAGATGCGGTTGACGATGTATGGAATATCAAAGTGCTCGATGTTCCAGCCTGTGATGATGTCAGGGGCCCAGTCCTCGTGGTTCCACAGTATGAGGAACTTGCCGAGCAAGTCCTTCTCGTCCTTACACATGACGTAGTGCACGTTGGAGTCCTTGGACTTATAGAACTTAGTTCCAAAGACCACGACCTTACCATTCTTACTGAGTGAGATGTTGCTGATTGGCACAGCAGCTGTCTGCGGATCTGGAAAGCCCTGATCAGTGGGGGTCTCAATGTCGATACTCACGACGGAGACGAGCGATGGATCGTAGTCGATTTCGCCGGGATATTCATCGTTGATGAATGCATACTGATAGTTGGTCAGTCCAAAGAACTCGAAGTTATCGATGTCCTGATACTTCTTGACGAAGTCGCGCGCTTCGGGAATAGATGGGAACTCTATCTTCTCAACCGCGCGACCATCGAGTGTCTTGTAGTCACCATTTTGACTAAGAACAAACAGGTAAGGCTTGTAGTCGATGACGTCCTTAATTCTCTTGCCACGATAGTAGCCGCGACGGTAGATCTTGCTGCCGCGCGAGAATATGTTCGTATAGAACGTCATCGAAACTCCACATGTTAATTACCAATAGTTCATAGTACACTAGTTTACTTTAAATGTCAACCAAAGATTTCACGAGCTTCTTTATAAAGTGACTCGCGCTCTTCGAGTCCGTTGTAGCCACCATTGATCTTGTGAGTGACTTCCTTGACGTTGTCTTCATCTGCTAGGTGGTTGAGCTTGTGCGAGTCCCAGAACCAGCCCGCAGACATAGCCGCGCCTTCTGGTGTTTCTAGATAGTCGACGACTTCATCTAGGTCCATGCCGATGGCTTTAGCGAAGTGCTCGTAGCCGTCCTTACCGGTGAGCTGGATGAGTCCGCGGCCGCGATACTTGTAGCCGTCTCCGGAATCCTCGTCGCCGTTGCCCATGCGGTCGCAGTAGACGCGATTGGCGATCTTTTCTGGGTTGTGCGCGTAGTCGTTAACGTCAACATTGCGGAAGTGAGAAGGCCAGAGCTTCTCGAGAGTAGCGGCCTTGTAGTTGAGGTTCTCTTTAGTGGCAGTTAGTCCAGCGGACTCGACTCCGACTTGAGCTAAAAACATAGCTACCCGTTCTGGAGTGTTGATCTCAAAGCGCTCAAATGTCTTGTTGAGAGGATCAACAAATGAGTCGATGATCGATTCGTGAGTGTCTTCAAAGAATTGCTGCAGTTGCTCTTTAGTAATATTCATGGAACTCTCCATAAGTTATAGGGGGAATGACTCCCCCTATTTATTACTTGCAACCTTCGTTGATTATCCAAAGCTCTTCTTCAAGATAGACAGCCATCACATCCACCTATTTCTGATGTAGTGCTCGGCTCTCTTTTCCTGTGCCTTTATAAAAGCATCAAATAACTTACTTAGAAGCAGAAGCATTGTAGAACTCCGTGGCGTTTTTGCGAGAGATAAACTCAATGTCACCACGTGAGATCCCAAGATCTGCTAGATCGCGATTGCTTAGCGAGTTGAGCTCGTGCTGTGTGCGACGAGCCATTATGTACTCATTCCACTTACGTAGAAGAGCAGATACGAAAGTTAAAAACATTTGTTACTCCTTTGGTAGCTTTTTACTTGTTGAAGCCACCTCAGTTGTTTCTTCAATCTCGATCTTCTTGGGCTTCTTGTGTTCTGGAATGATATGTTCCAGCCAGACCTTCAACATTCCATTGATCAGCTGGGCGTTCTTGATCTCAACGTTATCATTCAACACAAACGCGCGATTGAATGGACGCTCGGCGATACCCTTATAGATCGCCTCAGATTTTTCATCAGTGTCGTGAGAGACACTTCCTTTGATAAGAAGTTTATTGTCTTCTAGTGTCAGCTCTATATCCTGCTTGCCAAAGCCGGCAACAGCCATCTCAATAACATATACGTTGTCGTCAGTCTTCTTGAGATTGAATGGAGGGTAGGCGGTCATTGCCGTGTTACCCATCTGCTCAAAAGCTTTACTAATCTGAGCAGCCATCTTGTCTGACCCGATCATGTAGCGATCGAGCTTAGCAAATTCAGGGAAATAGTGATTGATATTCCAGTTTGTCATGTAGACCTCCTAAAAGCAAGGTTGTTATGTTAGGTACCCCTATCGGCTGTACCATAATATTATATATACTTTAGTACGTATGCACTGGCAGTATACCTAATGGAACTTTCGTTCCAGCTTCTCCTTTGTGGTAACCATCACGCGTTGCATGTCTTTATCACAAAGAAAAATGGGTGTAAGACCTGCGTCCTTAAACTCTTCAGCGGACTTAAGCAGTCTTATAAAACTATTATCCGGATCTTCTTCTTGTTGCATCTCAGCGGCGTCTTTCACCATTCTCTCCGGTAATATCTTGAGGTTATCTACGTTTAGACCATAGACTGTTTTCATTGGAACTCCTTATTATTTTTGTTATTAGTCCCATAGCGATCTGTAGTACTTTCCAAATAGTCTTAAACCATTCTGAATTCGAGCTTCATATGATTCGAATTTTTCTACGTCAAATTTACCCATGTTAAGCATGTCTTTGGTAGATATGAAGTCTTTCATACCTTCCGGCGCTTCAGGCGTCTCGTTTGCTTCATAAGGAACGTAGTAGTTCTTATCTGAGTCTTCATCAATGATCTGCTCGTGCGCCCAGATCATCTCCCCCATGATCCAGTCCCAGCGCTTTTCATAATCTTCGTCATCAGCTGGTATATGTGGAGTGTCTTCTAGGTCGGTGTGTGGATAGCCGTGCTTAGCTTCCTTGAGCTGCTTGAGCATTGGAACGATAATAAGCGAGAGAGTTTGGTCCATGCTCCATGTGTCGTATGGATCGATCTGGATCTTTATCTTACGGCGACACTTATCATGTACCCACTGACAAAAATCATTTACCCACGTAGAGGCTAGCCAGTCTCCAAACTTATCGCGAAGCTGGTAGTCCCAGCGCTTCTCAAGCTCGTCATCCGGCCACTTCTCAAGCCAGAAGAAAACAGCATCAGCTATCTGATACGGTCCGATCCAGTCCGGATACTTTCCTATAGAAACCTTCATTACGTAATCCTCTAATATTTACAAAATCGTGAGGGTCTCTCGCGATCAACTCATTCAGACCTTGGAAGATAGCAATCTTCGCCAAGGCTAATAGGTCTTCGTGGCTCATCTCAAACTGAACTATCGCGCCACCGTCTTCTAGTTCTTCTACGATAGAAACTTTTATATCACTCATTCCACGCTCCATAAATAAAGATGTTCAAGGGAGATCATTATGTTTGGATTATTAAGCCTAGGTCGCATTCAACTCTACATCGCAGTGGCGGTGGCTCTCACTGGTATTTATTTCTTCTGGAAACACAACGTCGAGCAGCAGGCCCTGCTAGAGTATAATCAGAAGCAGCTCGAGCAGTCTCTAGTAGACCAGCAGAAGCTCAAGCAGGATCTCGCTGCCATAAGCCAGAAGCAGGATGAGATCATTCGCCAGAATGAAGAGGACAAGAGAGCCTACGAGGGAAAACTCAACACCGTGTCTGACTTTCTCGACTCAGCTGCTACGAAGAAAACCGATAAGCCATCTTCTGACGTGCTTAAAAAAACAGTTAAGCAGTTGAAGGAGATCTCTCAATGAAGAAGTTACTGGCAATCCTATTAGCAGCTTCTCTAGCCGGTTGCGTCAGCGCCCCTCAGTTTATAACTAAAGAGAAGCTTACCGTGGTAGAACCAAACAGCTCTCTGTATAACTGCCCAGTAGTCCCACGCTATCCTAATCCCGAGACCCTTACAGACGTACAAGTAGCTAAGTTGCTAGTTCTGATGGAGCGCAATAACTCAGAGTGTCGTCGCAACCTAAAGGCTATCCAGACATTCATAGAGGCAGCTAAAGCTAGGATCGCTGCTAGTAACTAGTTACCAAAGTACTCTTCGTTCTTCTCGGCGTACTCTTTAGCGATAGCGAGAGCTTCTTCTTCGGTGTAGTTGGTGATCTGGTGCTCTGCGTAGACCGAGCTCATCTGCTCAGGTTGACCTTCATCGACCACGTAGTAGCTGATCCATGGAGACATCTTGCTGTCGACCGTTACAACTACCTTAACGATCTCTTTGTACTTGACGATTGGCTCGAGCTTATAGACGTCTCGAGACCAGATCTCGCCGTCGAACATAGCCTCTTCTTTATAGACCTTCTTATAGCTGCGAGGTACGCAGAAGACGTGGCCTACGTCATACTTCGTTTCTATCTTCATTCTCAGACTTCTCCAGTGCTTTACTGACTGACTCAATAAGCATGTGACTCGCCAACATCAATTTTCTGAGACTCTCTTCTACCATCCAAACGGTAAACCATCCGACTGAGGCGAGAGTCAAAGCCGCGAGGTGTAGAGTTCGCAACTCTTCAATCGGTGTATCTTGATCGATAAATCCAAAGTAGATCAAGTAAGCTGCTGTGCAGGCACTCATTGCTAGTGGAAAGAACTTTAATACATAGTATTGAACATACCGAAAATTTATCATTCACAAATTGTCCTGTAAACGGGACGACCGTAGTAGTCGTATCCCTCGAAGCGACGATAGCAGACTGGCTCGTAGCGGGGCTCAACTACCACGGGAGGATTGGCATAATAGCGCGGTTGATTAGCCATAGAGCCAATAATACCGCCAACGATAAGCCCGCCAACAAGAGGAGCAGCCCACCCACCGTTAGAGTGATAGTGGCTACCTCGATACTGAGCAGATGCAGGGCTGGCAATCCCAAGAGCCAGTGCAAGAGCAGATACAATATGAATAGTACGCATGTTAGTCTCCAAACAAAAGCTATCACTTATTTATCCTCGACGACTACCAGCTGATCCTTGACGACCTTCATCTTGACCGGAGTGCCGTTCATGTTTCGCTTGAAGTAGTCTCGGCCACCATCAACCATGCAGCTGTTGTGGACTCGATAGTCGTGGCGATGGCGGCTGTAGATGATACCGTCGCCGGTGTCAACACCATTGACGTAGCCCTCTGTAGAGGAGATGCCGTCGGTGATCATGGGATAGCCATCCTGACCGTAGTAGATTGCAAAGTAGTTAGAGCCCTGAGGGTGAGCCTGTTCCGTATAGAAGATAGCCATAGGCTTATTCATCCACGAGCCATCCTTGGCCCTGCAGCAGGACTCGAACACATACTTCGCGTTGTACTTCTCTTCTATAGAAGAGATCTGCTTTGGGCCAAAGAGGCTCAATTCGTTTAAGATCTTAGTCATGCTGCTAATGCTTCCTGTACGTGGCTGCAGGTTCTGCGATATGAAAAGCCGGTGCAGTGACACGTGGCCCTGTTACCATCGACTGTTACTGTGTATGTCTTACCGGTCTTACCCGTGACCTTGACCTCGCGGCGCGAAGCCGGCTTGGGAACTTGATAGCTACCGTCGATCTCAACAATCCAGTCTCGCGGGATAATCCGGAAGTCGTACTTTTCGGGACCATAGCGAAGCGACAGAGAATCATACTCGACCCACTTTGGTGAGTCGCATACGTCACCCTCTGCGTAGTAGAATTCTGGGATGTGAAAGCCGTATAGATGACGCTTGTCATACTTAGGATTCCTTACTTTGACTCGCATGATTAGTCCTCTAGACGAACTTGACGGCTTGGGTTCTTGACGATAGAGAAGTAAGACTCGGCGTAAGTCAAGTCAGCTGACGGATCACAGATGAATACGAAGTCCTTGACTGACTCAAGTTCCTCGTAGCCCTTAGAGATAGCCAGCAAAACCAGATGCTCAACTGCATCGAGCTGAGCCGAATAGACGTTCATTTCCTGTTCTGTCCACATGATAATCTCCATTGGTTATATTACTAATATATCCTAGACTTGGAATTATGTCAACTGTTTTCTTTAAGAATTTTGAACATTTTTATGGCGGCGGAGCCATCTCTGTAGTAATTCTCGTGGCGCTGGAAGGGCTGGAATCCAGCCTTGGTATATAACCCTATGGCTGGAAGGTTGGCCTCTGAGACCTCTAGATTCATCCTAGAAGCCCCCAGATCTCGCTGAAGTAGGGCATGTAGGTAGGACTGACCGACTCCCTTTCCACGAAACTTCTGGTCCACGATAAAGCTATAGAGTCGAACATTGTTGCTATTATTTCTTCTTAGAAGAATTGCCGACCCTATCACGTGGTCGAAATTATCCGCGAAGACTAGTAGCGAGCCGTTCATAATGAAACGGCGCAGGGACCTTCTGTTGAAAGCCTCCGCGCCGAATTGTTTCTCGAGCTCGCAGACTGAATCTAGGTCTCTCAAGCTCGAGTGTCTTATCATCGTTAGAACTTATAGTTAACGCCTACTGTGACGCGATCCTCAGCCTTCGCAACGTTAGCCGCATTGCTGAAGTAGTCGACGTGCTTATAGCGAGTGTCGAGTTCAAACTGCTTGGACAAGTCAACCTTCACGCCACCGCCGAGGGTGTAGATATAGCCCGACTTGGTATTCTCATTGAAAGAGTATCCCGCACCAGCAAGTGCGTATACTGAGAAAGGTGTTGATCCAAAGCGATACTTAGGAAGCGCGTTGATGTACACCTGATTCTTAGTGTCTCGGGTACCGGTGACATCTGATGGGCGTACGTAGTCGTAGCCGTATTCAGATGCTAGATACTGAGTGAAGTTATACCCAGCAACCACACCACCTGTGTATGCGCGGTCAGATCCTACTGTTCCGCCAGCATTGACACCAACGTAGCCCTGAGACTCGTAGTCGGTTGCCCGCTGAAAGGTTGGTGGGACTGGTGCACTCTTTGACGGGAGGTCAGACGCTAACGCCGTACCAACAGTCAAGACTGCTAGCGCAGCCATGATAGTTCTTTGCATTGGTTTCTCCTTATGCTTGTTAAAAGGACTCTTGAAGCAAGTCATAGATAATGACGATCAGTAGGGCTAACCATCCCATCCAATTGATTGCTAAAAAAGCTAGTATATCACGATAGTTCATTATATAAATTCCTTGGTGAACCCAGCTGGATTCGAACCAGCAGCCTTGCGATTAAAAGTCGTCTGCTCTACCATTGAGCTATGGGTCCTTGGTGTCCGCGGCGGGAGTCGAACCCGCAACACCCGGATTTTAAGTCCGGTGCCTCTGCCAATTGGACTACGCGGACTTAAAGGCCTAAGATCGCTGGTTTGTATTTCAACTTACCACCAGTGAAGTGATTGCGGAGGTAGTCCTCGAACAGCTCAAAGCGAAGCGCGGCGTCGTCATCGCCTTCTGCAAATAAGTCGACTCTTGCTTCTTTGAGAAAGTCTACGAGATCGCGGAGCGCGATACGGTCGCCGTCGCGAAGCGCGGCTTGGTGTGTTTTTCCTGGACGTTGATTCATCTCACTTCTCCAATACAAGTCATATTCTTATTTATAACCCATTGTTGAATTAATGTCAACTAAAAAAATGGCTGGGGAACAAGGACTCGAACCTCGAATAACGGAGTCAGAGTCCGCTGTTATACCATTTAACTATTCCCCAATATTGGTGCGCTTGAGAGGACTCGAACCTCCAACACCTAGCACCTCAAGCTAGTGACTCTACCAATTGGACTACAAGCGCGTTACTTAATGCGTTCCATGATCATGAAGTATAGGAATACAGCCCATCCAAACTTGAGGGCTATATCAAAGATCCTCTCAAATTTATCTAGCCAAGATCTATTATCTTCATCCATAGTTCACCTATATTGGAGCGGGTGATCGGGATCGAACCGACGACAGCTTCGTTGGCAACGAAGTACTCTACCACTGAGTTACACCCGCAATTACAAATTAGAACTTAACCACCAATCCGACCATGCCATAGACGTTGGTGTAGTGAGATCCTTTGTCGGCACCAACTGTAAAGCTGACTGACACGCCATCTGCGATCTCACGATATATATATCCCTTCACGCCAGAAACAGTCTTGAAGTCGCGGGTCTTAGTTACGCGAAATTCTAGACCAACGTCTCTGTCGTATTCCCAGCGAACGCCACCGTAAGGTTGAACTTCCAAATTGCTTTTCTTTGGCATATTTGGAGCGATCATCGAGGTGCCGACTGTACTGTATTTAGTCACTTGGCTATCGATTACTTTTGCACCAAGGAATGGACGGAAGCCCATATAGTCTTCAGCCGAGTAAACTGCAGCATCACCGTAATAGATATTCTGAATTGCTTTCTGACTATTAGTCATAATGAATTCAGGAATCTTTGATGAGCCTGTTATTGTATTTGTTGAAGCGCCGACAGCACCCTTTACCCAAACATAGTCTTGCTTAGATAGCAGATACATCGTACCTGAATAGCTCTCTCCGCTGTTCTGAGAGTTTAGCATCCCGTGGCTGTCAGTAGTTGATGCGTCAAAGGCTACACCGAAAGTATTGTTCTCAACTGTCTCTTGGTGACCAAATGACAAACCACCCTGCATGTACTTGCCGCTCGACACAGAGTAGTAAGCTGCTCTTGGTGCTATCCAGTTTGCGTCTCTTGGATCTAATGGATCAACCAAGAATGGATTGTTACGAGCCACTTTGATCGCGTCGTTTAGACCAACAGACGAAGCAGATGCCGTCTGTGCAGACTGAGCTGTCTGAATGTCGTATGGATAAGTTGTAACTACACTGACTGAGTTAGTAGTAGTTGTTACTGGAGTATCAGCGTAGGTCGTAGTCGTAGTAGTTACAGGAGTTCCTGCGGCAGTAGTAGTTGTTCCGTCAGACCAAGTTGTAACAATTTGTGGTGTTGTTACAGTGGTTGTGATTGTAGGAACATGAGTAACCACAGTTGTAGTAACTGGTGTTGTATATGTTCTAACAACAGTCAAAGGAGTTGTTGTTACATTGGTTGTTGTTCTTGTAACAGAAACAACTCTAGCATCTTTACGAGCTTGATCCGCAAACGATGTTGTTACAACAGGAGTGCCATGACTTGTTGCAGTGGTTAAAGTTGTAACACCATTAACCGAAGTTGTAGTTGTTGTGGATGGTCCAGTTGTGCTAGAAGAAGTTACAGTCGGTGTTCCATTTGTAGTTGAAACGACTGTTGGAGCTGGAGGAGGCGTAGGTGCTGGTGGATTATTTGAAGCATTTGCCTGCGCAGCCGTTTGACCTGCAGCTAGTGGAACTGTCGTTAGTGGTGTATACGCTTGTAAGTTTGCGGTTGTAGGATAGCTGGTGGTAACATTGAAGTTAGCGCTGGCACCGAGATTATATCCCTGACCAGTTGTGATCAGTGTTCCCCAAGCACCATTTCCGTTATAGAAAATTGCACCATCAGCAAGAGCGCGGAATGAACCAGTCTTGTCGATGATTTTATACATCGTGCCGTCTGAATTGAAAACAGCAAAACCATATGTTCCAGGAACTGTCGTGCTGTGAAAGAACGCGACGTATCTTCCGTTGCTGTTGATGTCAGCATATTGAGCAGCTGTTAAGCGAGCAGCCTGATCTGTTTGTGTAGCGTAGTTTGTAGCGCCATACAGATAGTTGTAACCAGAAGTATGGAGAACGTTGGCACCATCGACATACCACTGTACGTCAAATATCTGCGCAGTACTAAATTTTGCATCTGTAATATCTGCTTTTGCCATAGTTGCAAAAGCGACTAACGCCATAACGGCGCTCGCTATTCTCTTAAACATTTTAACCTCCGTAATGAATCCGAATCAGATTAGTCATCCATCAGGTTCATTACGAAAGTATAATTCTTTAAGATATAAACACTCTCTATTTATTAAAACTTGCTCGCAAGCATGGAAAGTTGCAGGTAGCAGATCTTCTTGGGCACGCCATTTATGAGCTCATAGACCACCAAGCGCGGTCTATTTTTCTTACTCAAGACAACGTGAATAGTTAGTTCTTCCGGCAAGATCATACCCATCTCATAGAGACACTGGTGGGGATCAGCCTCGAGTTCTTTTAGTAAGTATGGATTGATCCAGCAGCGGGCGAGTACCTTGCCGAGATAGTCGACTATCTTCTGTCTAACATCGCTAGCCTTGATAACCTCGTACTCAACGTAGTCTTCAGGTTCTGCAGGCTTGCTAGGATAGCCGTGATAGTCGGCTAAGTACTGCTTGAGGTCAGAAGGTTGGTACACTACCGGTAACATCGATCTCTCCATTGTAAATTGGTTGTCCCGAGAAGAATCGAACTTCTATCTAACGATTATCAATCGCTTGCTCTACCGTTGAGCTACAGGACAATGGTACCCAGTGACGGGATCGAACCGCCGACAATCTCGGTGTAAACGAGGAGCTCTACCTCTGAGCTAACTGGGCATTGGTCCGCTCTACGGGTGTCGATCCCGTTACTCTACCTTGAGAGGGTAGTGATATAGCCAGCGTTATCTAAGAGCGGTTGGCGGAGGTACAAGGAATCGAACCATCAACCTTGCGGTGGCGCGGTTTTCAAGACCGCTTGAGCACCTTGCTCGCATACCTCCAATAATGGTGCCGGCACCAAGATTCGAACTCGGGACCTGATGATTACAAATCAACTGCTCTACCAACTGAGCTATACCGGCGTATTGGTCTATCTGGAGAGACTCGAACTCCCGACCCCCTGATCCCAAATCAGGTGCGCTACCAAGCTGCGCTACAGATAGGTTAATTGGTTGCGGGGGATGGACTCGAACCACCGACCTTCAGTTTATGAGACTGACAAGCTACCTCTGCTCTACCCCGACATAAATTCTCTGGTGCGAGTAGTTGGAGTCGAACCAACCTTTGAGGCCTTATGAGGACCGTCCGACACCTTGCCGGCCTACTCGCGTGGTACTGCTTACTGGTTACGATCCAGTGATACGAGTGCCACAAACTCGTGTGTTACCATTACACCAAAGCAGCATATTCCTTATACTACAACAGAGTGGCAATAATGTCAACCTTTATGGTGCTCCCAGCAAGAATCGAACTTGCAATACATCCTTACCAAGGATGCGTTATGCCACTTAACTATAGGAGCTTGGTGCGCGTAGAGGGACTCGAACCCACAACATCCAGAACCTAAATCTGGCGCCTCTACCAATTGGACTATACGCGCGATATTGGAGCGGAGTAGGGGAATCAAACCCCTCGCATCAGCTTGGAAGGCTGAGGTATTATCACTATACGAACTCCGCGAAATGGCAGTCTCTGAGCGAGTCG